GGGAATTATGGCGGGAAGCACCCCAAGAAACAGGAGCTAGTATGAACTTGACGTGCTTTCCCATATTGATATCCATGAACAAATATAAACCCCCGCTCACAAATTGCAAGCGGGGATTTAGGTTGATGTTTACTCTTTTGGAGCTTCGATCTGTAACAATGATTTCGGTATTTGATAGTTGATTTTGCAACCATTAAATACTTTACTCAATTCCGCTACAACCGAGTTGATAGAACTACCGCTGTATAAAATATTTTGCGCTAATTCTTTTTTATCTTTTAAGGCGTGGAATTCTTTTGCCACGTCTTGTTTTTCAAGATAACGTCTTGCTTCAGTTCTACAAGCGTCTTTGATTTGTTTATCAAAGTCCGAAGCGTCAAGCATATCATCGTTGTAACAGCTTATTCTTAAATCCCAGTCATTGATTTTAGATTTGTTTTCCAAAAACTCAATAACCTTATCTGCTGTAGCTTTCGCGGTACGCTTCAGTTCTGCTTCTTTTATTTCTTTAGTTCGTTTAAAAGTCTCATAGTCCAATCTAGCTTTTTCGGACTTTTTGATTAACTCATCAACCTTGAGTTTTGACTTAAAAGACTTAAACGTCTTTTCGACAGTCTTATCAACTTCAGTATCAAACTTACGTCTTAAGCTGTCGCTTTGGTTAGAGAACTTTTTATCTATAAGTTTTTCTAGATATTCAAGTTCATTTTTTCTTATTGGTTTCATATTTACTCCTATTGTTTTTTGTTTGTATGATTAGCTGTGTTTTATACCCAAAGTGTTAATTCACTGGGACAGGAACTCAATTTAATATTGCTATCCTGTACTTGACCGATGTTTACTGGGTGGTCTTTTCTAGTGCAATAACTAATCATAAGAAACTTATAATAAAACAATGTGTCTAAATTAAGGCAAAAATAAAAATAATACAAAAAATGATAAAAATTTTTTCAATCCAACTCACAAAATATATTCCAGCGCATATTAATAAAATAAATAAAAAAAATAATTTTAAAATAATCACGGGAATAACGGGAAGTTAAAACGGGAAGCCCTCGCGGGAACGCGAGAGCTTCACGGGAAATTTTACCACCAGCAAGTATAGACAACTTTGTCACCAAATTTTAAATGTTGCTCCGCCTTGTCGATAAATTCAAGATCATATTTTTTTTGCTCTTCATAATCTTTTTTATCTAGGTTGTAACTATCACCGCCGAAGAAGAAGCCTGTAGTTTCAGGTAGCTTGTCGTTTTTTATATCATCTTCAAGCTCCGCCAACATCTCAAGAGTTATAGGTAAATCAACACAGTTGAAAAGATCGTCATTTTGAAGTCGCCACTCTTTTTCAAACCAACCATTTAAACGATTATGTTTTCTCCAATATGCTATTTCTTCTCTTTCTTCTGTTACTTTTTTACCCTTCTTCGTTTGTCTTATTCTATATGCGTATTGATCTAAGCCCATGATTATTGCTCCGTAAAGATTACATCAAAACCATAATGACACTCAAGATACCAGTCTTGCGGGTTTTTCTGCCAGTTATAACTTTTAGGAAACGCTCCCAAAGAATAGGCAACGCCCCAGTCATGAATAGGACATGCTTCATATCCAACCATGTCGCCTTCAAAGTTTCCGCCGTATTTTTTATAATCCGTTAAATAGGTCTCCCATTTAGGATCATGCCCAAACTCAACGGCTATTTTGTCAAGAGCTTCTTTGAATTGTCTGCTTGCTTCTTTGAGCTCTACTTTTTTACTTGCAAAGTCTGGAAGATGCTTTGCAAATATTTTTTCTTCTTCGTTCATATTTTACTCCTTGTTAAGTTTAATTTTACATAACAACAAATTATGGCAACATTATGGCGTGATTAAAAAATTTTTTTATCAAAAATAATTTTGTAAAAAACAAACAACATCACGCCCAAACAAAACAAAGGATATAAATAAAAAATAATAGACATCATAACGGGAAGCCATAACGGGAAGTCCCGCGGGAAACACCGCGGGAGATCCAAAACGGGAATCAGTCCTCCTTCTTTGTTATTGAATTAGCATAGCACCCAAGTTCAAAAAGAATTTGCTCTACTGCAAATCTTTGAAGCGTCTTGCCTTTATGCTCCCTGACTTGTTTCCACCAAGTCCAGATCCCATCTCTTACTGATTGGATCTTGTCCTCTCTTGGTTGGTTGTGCCACTCTTCAGTGCCTACAATGTAGATTTTCTTTTTTTCTGTTTTCATTTGTTACTCCTTGTTTGTTGTTATGAAAACACAATACAAAACAATTGTGGCCAAATTATGGCAGCAAAGAAAAAAAATTTATTGGTCTGTGGATTGTCGCATTGTTGCCACAATTTTTTTAATCAAATTTTCTATTTTGACGGTCTTTTATGAAATTAAATATTTCTTCAAAAACATTTAATTGATTTTGACAACGGGAACGGGAAGTGGGAACGGGAAGTTCTAGTGCGGGAACCCATGCGGGAACGCTGCGTACCCCAGCGCCAACGAAAAGTTTCAACTGTTCTTCCTTCTGGGTTCTTTGCAAGATCCAACTATGTCCTCCAGCGTCTGCATGTTGCATATGCCATGCCATTTGATACTTTGATAAAGGCGGTTTCTGTGCATTACTGACCTTCAATTCTAACCAAAATGAAGTGCAATAATAGGTGCAATGAAGATCAGGAACGCCCTGACCTACGAGGTTTTCTATTCTTACTAAATGTAGATTTTTTCTGTGTTTTTCTAGCGACTTTCTTAAGTCCAAGTACAGTTTTCTCTCTGGTTTGATTGGCAATTTTATCAGCTCCTAGTTGCTTATTTACATAGGCCAAAAAATTTGGATTGTCACGGATTATTTGTTGTAGTCCATTAGCCATTACAGCAACCACTTGTTCTTCAACTTGGGTTTTTTTGAGAGGTCCAGCATCGTTATTTAGACCATAAATATAGGTTATCGCATGTAAAATTTCATGAATTAGAGTGTTTAGCTCTTCACTTGGACGTTGATCTTTAGCAAGTTTTATTACACTTGTTTCAGGAACGAACTCACCATGATGGTCTCTGACCCATTTATTGTCTTCAGCTTTACTAATATATTCAATCTTAACATCGGAATATCCAACTTTAATCTTTTTCATTTTTTTCCTTTGTAAGATGATTGAATAAATGTTTTGCAGCGGTAGTATAAGGATTAAATTCTAAATTTTTTACACTACAACTTGTAAACAAAAATAAAATAAAAAATAAACTAATCTTTTTCATCAGTTTTAATTGCAACAATACCAACAGACATTTTTGCATCCTTCAATCCATGAACCATGTGGAAGGCTTTCCAGAAATCAGTCTTAGCTATCTCTAGTGCTCGTTTCCTCAACGATTGTTGCTTCAATGATTGGCTGGTTGGTTGAGATTTTTTTCTCAAGCTCCCCAAGCCTTTTCTCAAGCTCATCACGTGACATGCCCTCCAGGTTGGTAGTTTTTAAATTTATATTTTTTTCATAAAAACCAGCAGCCTGACCTTTGTGGTATTCACCATTGATTGCAGCAGCAAATTGTTTTTTCTCTTCTGCGCCTTTGATGAGTCGGTCATAATTTTTGTAATGGACGAGTTCGTCTTTGTATTTCTTTTTTTCTTTGTTGTATAAAAATTCTATGTACTTAACGACATGTGGAGCTCTATCTGCATTAGTTAATCTTGAAGCTCTGTTGCCCGCTGACTTTTCAGGATAACCCGCTAATACTGCAATCTCTTGTTTTTTCATCTGACCCCAGTGCTCTACATAAAGCTCTGCAAACTTTTTTTCTTTTGGGGTAAGATCAGAAAAGGATTTAAGCTCTCGTTGTTTCGTTCTACCTTTTAACAAGTAAGCCATTAGTTGTCTTTTTTGCCTTGAAGTTTATAAAATTTTTTTAAATTCATTTCACCAGCTTGTCGCAACTTATCAAGGTCTTTATCAATCTTATCAATAGCCTTCCCGACTCTATTAAAATGTTGAAAATTTTTTTGTTTTTTTGCTACTTTAGATCCAGCAGCATTTCTGTACGAAGTCATGTTGTCACCAAGGTCATTTAATCTTTTATGTGCATGTTTTAAAATTTGTTGTTTTCTGTAAGTATGTCCCTTTTGTAATTCTTTGCCTTTTAAAGAAGGTTTTAAAATTGTAGGTGGAAACTTTTTGGCTCCCTCTTTCAAAAATTTTTTAGTAGCAAACGAAACCGCACCTCTAATCAAACCACCTAATAAATATTTTTTATACATTATTCAATTACCAATCCATTGTCTAAAACTATTTTATCTTCAGTCTCAATCCAAACCCTAGCTCCGCATCCTAATGGTTTAGTCGGACTGTACACTAATTTTGATTTACCAAGTATATCAACTTCGCTCGCATAATTATTTGATTTAGATGTTTTAACGGTTAATACGGGTTCTGTTGTATTGTTTTTTAAATTGCTTCTAATTTTATGTTGATTGACATGAATTCTTTTTTTCATTTTTTCTTTCCGAACAAAGTTGTGATATCTTTTTGTATCTTGTCTGCCATCTGTAGCATCGCTCTATCTCTTGCAGGTTTCTTTTCACGATAAGCTTTTGAAGCTTTGGCTTCATACTTGTTTGCAATATTAGTTAAATTTGTTTTTACAGCACGTTTAGTTGCTTCCTTACTTGCTCCTGGAACAACTTTGTTAAAACTTAATTTAACAAGTCTTTTAACAAGTAATTTACCTAATGGAACTACTGACATGATAAACACTCATCTGAACCGCGATCCAAGTTAGCTAATGCCTCTTGCTTACAAGACTCACTACAAATGGTCTGGTGTTCGTTTTCAGTTTCAAATTGTTTTTTACAAATGCTGCACTCTTTTTTCATTTCATCTCCTTTTTGAATTTTCATAACTTAATAAGATATTTTTAAGTAAGTAACATACTTTACCAGATTTAGGTAGTCTGGTCAGTAAGAACATATGCCAATATGGTACACTAGGTACACTACTAGTACACTACTAGTGTACAGCTATAATCGTTGGTATATAACAATAATAGATCAAAAGTACACTAGTACACTTGTTTTAAGATATTTTTTTGAAAATATACTTTTAGGTAAATATATCTTAGTAGATACGAAAAATTCAGTAACCGTAGGTTGTAAATTAAAACCCCCTGCAAAGGTATGAAAACAAAAAAAGGAACTTTGCAGGAGGAACAAAAAGAGCAGTAACATATGACTAGTATGTTCTACACATGATTGAATGTAATTATATATTGCAAAAAGTCAATGGTATGATATCTATTTAAGGGTAAAAATACTGTACTAAACACTGTGGTTTGGTACACAAAACTTTATGTTTTGGTTCATGAGAACGGTAGCCCAGGGTAGATACATCTTGTGTTCTTTCCCTGGGCTATCGCAAACATTACTTCATATCCATCGTAAAAGCTACTTTACAAGGCCGTAGAACCCCTAATTTTCGCTTTTCAACTAATTATCGTCCTCTTCCTCATTCTCAGACTCTTCGTCCCCAGAATCTTCGTTTTCAGAATCTTCGTCATCCCAATCAGTGTCGTCTTCGCTTACGTTGATTCGTAAATCTTCAATTACATTACCGTCTTCGTCCTCAATCACAAGTTTACTCTCTTCAATTAAGTCTTCTAACGCTTGTTTTACTATGTCTTTAATGGATTTATCTGCCATATTCCCTCCTGTTGTTGAACTGTTTCATACACCAGGAGGGTATGTTTTTTAAATAGAGCTACAATTATTTTTTATTAATGAATTCAAGCTCTTCTTTTGTGTAGGGCCACATGATTATTTTACTTTGATTTCTTGAGCTTTTATGTCTTCTGGTTCATTAACCCCTAATTTAATCGTTAATACACCATCTTCCATTTTCGCTTCGTCTACCAAAACATCGTTGCGTAATGAAAATTGTTTAAAAAATTTTCTGGCAGCTAAGCCCTTTTCAATGTATTCCTTTTCCTGATCATCGACTTGACCAGCAACCGTTAATACACCGTCTTTGTACTCCACTTTGATGTTTTTCTTATTGAAACCAGCAAGACCGAGTTCAATTCCGTATTCTCCTTTACCGTATTTGACTACGTTGTAAAAAGGGAATGATTGCACTTTGGATAGATTCATGAACATTTCGTCAAACGAATCACCAAACAATGCAGTGGATTTGTTCCACATGTCTTTTTGGATTTTACTAATTATATCTAAACCTGTCATATAAACCTCCTTAGTTATTGTTAAGCAAGATTAGTGGGCCACCCAATTGTGCACCCGCAATAGAATATAATCTATTTTTTTCTTTTTTCAAGATCAGCCCAATATTTAAATATTAATTTAGACTGTTTATCACTAAATTTAACAGCTCGTTCTTTCATTAATTTTTCATATTTACGTCTGACAAAAAGACCTGTGAAACCAGCTAGGTGACATACATCATCAAAGTCCCTACCCCCATATAAAAACCAACGATGCGCTTTGGATTTTAATACGGAAGTGACCTTACTTTCATTTTGACATAAGGCATCGATGAACGCCAAGGATAATACGGCGCGCCATAGTTTTCTCTCTGGCGAAATGATTTCGCTCTCGTCTAGCTCCAGTTTAAACACATAAAAAGAAATAACAGAAAACGGTGCCTAATCAAGGGATATAAAGGGGAAGCACGAATCAAAAAATGATACGTCGATTAAGCACCAATTAGACAAATAGTGGTTTATCCAACCCCTGTCAAGATCGTTTTCTTCTTTTTGCTGTAACTTTTTTTGATTTAATGTTCTTTCGCTTCCAGGTCATTACGCTGATATTCTCTTGTTTTGCTTGTTTTACAATAGCTTGATCAACCAGTTTTTCGACGTAACTCGCAGGACCCATGTAGTCCCCGCACAAAACAAGTAATGCTTCATGCGTAGGTTTTCGAATAGCAATACTTTTCCATCGTGAAATATCCATACTTAGTCCTTGTTCTCCATAAATAAATCACCGTTGCCTTCCACACAAAGTTCAATCAGTTTTGCAATTTTCTGACCTGACCAACCTTTGGATAATTTATAATTTAAAAAACCAAAAAATTTAATGAATCTTTTTTTGGGTAAATATGGTTTGATAGAGTGTGCTGCATCCACATCCTCCATGGTAAATTTATTACTTGTTCGTGAGTTTAACATGTTTGGTTTTACCCCTTTTGTTTTTATAAATAATTGTAATACCTGTAGAGTCGATATAATACCCATCTACCTCATAACCTTTTATACTACGGTGTCGTACCATCGGTCCCTCATAATTTCTGCAAGTTTCTGATCAGGTGTAGTTGCTTCCATTAATTTTGCAGCCAACCGATCTGTCTTTTGCTTTTCTAAGATTTGTTTGAAAAAATCACCGTCCGTAAATTGTATTGTGCACGGCCTATCTGCACTAGCACGAATACGAATCGGACTGATACGTCTTTTTTCCATAAATTTTTCTTTTAACTCTGGATACGTTTGTACGTACTCACTTAAGAGATCTTTACCAAAATTAAAATAATCTTGAATAGCGATGTCCCACATATCAATAACATCTTTGGTGTCCTGGATACGTATCAACAACGTTTTCATTTTAGTGTTTGGTTTGTGGTCGCTCATAGCTTTGCATCCTTTCATCTAATTGTTTTACGATCAGAGTAAGTTTGGAATTATCTTCTCGTAACTCTATTATTTTTCTTGCCATCGCTTGTGTTAGATTCTGTAATTCCTCTAACCAATCTACTAGCTGTACCACCGATTGAGTACTCATCTTGTTATCAACCTTAGGTATTTTTTTCATTTTGACTGTTTTCATTTTTCTCCTTTATTGGTTTTGATCTTACTGATCATATTTAAGTTGTATGGCACTACACCATCAAACTTATAATATTTGTCCTCAAATTTATGTTCTTTGATTACAAATTCTATTGTAGCTTTATCGCCAATTTTTCTAAAATTCCAAACTGCTTTTGCAGTTCCAAAATATTTAAATCGATTACCTTGTTCATCTTTTAAATACACCACTCGTGAAGGTCCCCATTCCGTTTGAATGTCATAGGTTAATGTACACTCTAATTCACAAACTATTTTTTCATTCACAGAGCCAACAAATTGTCTGGATACACACTGAGCTGCATCTTTTGCATAATTTAATTTTGCAATGTATGCATAGTGATCCTCTACGTGTTGATCCTGCTGCGGCTTCCACTCACCCATTTTTTTTCTGTACCAAATATCAAGTGGAACTTCAAAACCAATAATGTTTTTTGCTTTTATTAAAGCAACATCTAAATCGGTTGAAAGATTTTGAATATATTCCATGCCGTTATTTAAAATATAATAAATATCATCAGCGCCTTTAGATACATGGTAATAACTTGTTTTCATATTAGTATAGATAAGATAAGATAGGAAAATGTCAAGGTATATTTATGATTCATTTAATGGTAGCATGAACACATGAAATTATTTGCTTTATTCGGTTTAATCTGTTTCCTTGATAATAATCAATGGGGAGAATCCTGTGTTAATTTTTGGGAGGATCCTGTAGTTCATTATAGATCATTAGAAGCATGCGATGCAGCAGGTAAACGAAAAGGGCTTGAATTACGCGCTTATTTTGATAAAAATGGTCTTAAAATTACACAAGGGGAGCTTTGGTGCATTGAGTCAAAACAGAGAGAGTCTTGATTATTTGCTTATCTTTGCTATATAATGTCTATGAAAACGTTTAAATGCCATGTTAGATATCTCGGTGTCTATCACAAGGGTACAGTCCCAGCAGAAACCGAAGATGAAGCCTGGACACGTTTTCTTAACTTGATAAAGTCTGGTCAAACGCAGACCTTTAAAGAAGATGCGTATCGAAAAGATCGACTTTATCTGTTTATAGAGGAGGTTGATAATGATGTCACCGTCTCAGTTAGTGGCGAGAAAAATGCGCTTAGAAGCAAAGTGGAATGAACTTTGGTTTGAAAACGAATACGTTACAACTGAAATGAACGAAATCGGCCAAGAAGTGAAGAGAATCGTAAGAACTCTTCAATTGGAAGATCAAGTTCGACAACGCCTTGATGCAAATCATTTAGAGAATCATTTGTTTGCATCGTAAGTAAACAAGGCAACTCACCGTAAAAGTGTTTTTCCTTTAAGGATATCTTTTGCTCTAAATTATTCTTCCGTACCCATTCTAGCAAAAAAATTCATGTCAACACTTTCGTACTTAACGCTACCGTTAATGTATTGCATGACTTCTTTTTTACAGAGTTCACATAACATAATGTTGGAGGACTGACTGATTCTTTTTAAAATATGAAAATGAGTATACTCATTACACTTGGGGCAAATACCTAAATTAAAATTTTTATTTTTCATTTACTTGTCTTAATTTTGTTTTACCCCAATTAGGTCCTATTTCGCAATCGACCTTTGAAGGTACACTCATCTTAACACAAGTTTCCATAATTTTCTTAATCTTTAATATATCTTCGTCTGTATCTACTGAAAAACATAGTTCATCGTGTATTTGTATTAAAGGTAAAAAGCCTTCTTTATAACAATCTACCATCGCTTTTTTAACTTGATCAGCTGCAGATCCCTGAATGAGTCTATTCAGAGCTTTGTACGTCATGGCTCTTTTGATGTTCTTACGACCGAACTGAGCGACAGCGTCTTCCTCCCGCATCGGCTTATTAAGCCCGAACGTGTTAGGTTCCCAAAGATTAAAACGGCATTGTCTTCCCAACAACGTGTAGATATGACCTCTCGTGTCAGCAGTGCCCATAACTTTTTCAGCGAGTTTTTTAACAAACGGAACTTTTTGATTGTATCGTAATATAATGTCTTGAGCATCTTCTTTTGCAATTCCTAATTCTCTGGATAGTTTATTCGTTCCCATACCGTAAAACAATCCTAAGTTTATGGTCTTCGCTTGGGACCTTGGTATGTTTGCCATATCAGCAACGGTTTGATGAAAGTCAGCATCTTCATTCTCATATGCTTTAATTAATGTTTCTGTTCCAGGATAACCACCTTCTACAAGCGATGAAAAATGAACTACAAGTCTTGGTTCCTGTTGAGAGTAATCAAAACTACCCCAATGTGTTTTATCAGGTAAAAACAAACTTCTAATTCGTGGACCAAATTCTTTATTACGAGCTGGTATCTGTTGTAGGTTTGGGTTTCCATAACTTAATCGTCCTGATACTGTTCCTCCACCATTACCTCTTAATTGAAATATGTCTGAATGTATTCTGCCTTTGTGTTGGTGTTTTAAAATAGAATCAATAAAGGTTGAATGAAACTTTGATAATTCACGTGCCTGGCGGATATGTCCTGCAAGCTCATGTTGACAGTTCTGTAACCAATTAGCGGTGAAGCTAGGTTCTCCTGTTTTTTCGGTTTTAGGATAATCGACACCTTTACGATCAAACGCCTGGGCTACGCTCCTAGCAGCCCAAATGTCTACGTCAAGATTCGTTAGCTTTTTTATTTTCGCTAATTCCTGTTTCTCACGATCTATAAATTCTTTCTTTAAACCTTCTGCGCCTTCTAAATCTACGGCTACACCCTTCTCTTTCATTTCAATTAAGATAGGTAATAAATCCATCTCAATATCAAAAATATCATTTAACGATTGTTTATTAATCTCGTGTTGAAATCGTTGCCATAGCTCCCAGGTTAATTGAGCATCTTGTTCTGCATAAAAACCAACATACTGCGCAGGTAATTTCCATAGTTCTGCTTTTGCATCCACACCCCACTCTGCTGCACGTTCATTTAATTCTGTCTCTGCTTTTAGTTTGCCTAGATATTCCTTGGCTAGCGCGTTCAAACTATAGCTAAATCGATTCTCATCAATTAACGCTCCAGCGATCATGGTATCAATAATACGTCCATTAATCTTAAATCCATAAGCTCTTAACCAACCCACGTCATAACTAGCGTTATGAAATAGTTTAATACCATCGCTTAACAGTTGTTTCTTCAACCATTTAAGGACCATATTTCGATCCATGTTACCACCTTGGGCATGCGCAATAGGAAAATAACCTTTAAAATCTGCTGTAGCGACTGCAATTCCTACGATCTCTCCATCCATTCTAGGCCAGCCAGAACCTAGTTTTTTTAAATTAGGATCTCTAGTTTCTAAGTCGATAGCTAATGTCTTAGCACCTGTTAAATCAGGAAAGTGTTCAGGAGTTTTCCAATCTGAATGTTGAAATAAAAAATTAAGTTGATGGGACATTGGCGTAGCTTTCGTAAATTATTTTTTCGTTTTCTAACGGTGTAATTTTTGGTAATTTTTTATTAACAAAAATAAAATCAACTCCCATTAACTTTTTATTATAAAACATATTATCAATGTCAAATACTTTAAAATCACAATTAGCCATAAAATTAATGTAATGTTCAAATCTTGGTGCATCCACATTATTGTGATGTACAGGACATTCTAATTGAACAAATTTAGTTTTACTAAATAAATCAAAGGACCCATCTATAATTTCTAACTCTGCACCCTGAACATCCATCTTAATTACATCGTACTTTTGATCAGGCAATAAGGCAGACAACGGTTTTGCTGTAACAACCTTTTCATAAGGTACTGCGTTAGATGTTTCTTTATACAAAGAATTACCTGTAGCAGAATGTTCTTCGTAGTAATAAAATTTTCTCTCCTCTTCTTTATATCCAACAGCAGCTTGTATAAAGGTTCCAAGCTTTTCACATTTATCTTTATGGTGATCGTTAGGATCTATTAAATAATAATTAGCATTTGGATAAACTTTTTGAACACGTTCTGTCCAATCTCCTTTAAAACAACCAACATCAACGATGTTTTCAAATTTAACACCAAAATGTTTTAGTTTCCCATAAAAGTCAAATTTAAATTCTGTTGGTTTCATCATGTTGCAGTTCCTAACATCATGTTATTAGGAATGTCCAAATAATGATCTATGACATCCTCCCATTGATATTCTGGAAGCATTTGTTTCATTTCGTTTTTATCGGGCTCACCATCAAACTCTACTAATATTTTTGGTTTGAAATTTCGTATGGTTTGCAATCCACCTTTAATGATATCTCTTTCCACACCCTCTGCATCAATTTTAAGTAAATCTAATCTATCTAAAAACCTATAATTAAATTTTGTATCTATTTTAGTAACCATGATTGGATAACCCCATGGTTTATGTAAAGACTCAATGGTCAAAGCTCCTGTGTTAAACACTCTGGTGTAGTCAAGTTCTTCTACTTGTTTTACAGCATTGTAGTTATGGACCCCCTCAAAAAAAGTTGTCACGTTATAACAACCGTTATTAATTACATTAAAATTTAATAATTGGTTTAAAAATCTTTGTATTTCAAAGGTATAGACATGCTTACATACTTTTGCCATTGCAACCGTATGAGTTCCAACATGAGCTCCTATTTCTATTACAACTGAATCTTTCGTAAGAAATGAAGAATAACATTCATATATTTTCTTCTCCCAACCACCCGTATTTTTAATAGATGATTGAATAAAATCATCACCAACAGGAATATAAATATTGTTACCAAAACAATTTACTTTATTAATCACTTTATTTATCTCTTAAGTTTTCTATTTCTAACTCGCAGTAATGAATAATTTTTTTTAAATCTTCCACACCGTTCTTATCTTTGTAACGCATGACGTATTTAATTATGTTGCCTTGAAAAAAAGATAAGTTATTTTTCGTAATAAATTTATAAGGTTGTATCAAATACTTTGTGTAATGATCTCCACCTTCTTGTTTTAAAGTTGGAAAGGAACGTTCCAACGCTTCTTTAATTGTCATATTCTATCTTCCTCCTCTATGTAACCGATTCGTTCTTTATACACTTCTAAGATTTTTTGACAAGCCTCAATTGTCACCTGGCCTTTCAAATCATTAAATGCTGCAGTACAAAAAATAATGTTTTCTTTTGTGTAACCAATTTTGTTATTAATTCGATCCAAAGATATATTGGTTTTCACAATTCCTTTTCCTCTAACATGAGTCATAGGTGCACCTGTGTAAGCACAATAAATACCACCCAAGGTTTCTACTTGATTCCAAAAAACATAATAAAAATCATCAATCGCTAAATTAAAATATATTTTTTTTCTTTTTCTATAAGCGGAGTGTTTGCATCTACGTCTAGCTGCTGTAAATAAATTTTTTAAATAACCAGATAAAGTAGAATTATACCTGGCATCTGCTAATTTTTTTAACAATTTGTTTCTACCCACCGTGTTCCATCTCCATGTATTGATTGTATACCCTTGTTAAAGGAAACGAATATTTATGTTTTGTTCCTAATAAAAATAAATTTTGTTTAGATCTGGTAGCTCCCGTGTACCAAACTCTTGCTTCATTGGGTTTTAGTTTTGTTTTTTTATTGTCAAAGTCAGTAGGAAAGTTTGCGTATGCGAACAGCACTACGTTCTCTGCTTCTCCACCTTTGACTTGGTGAATGGTATCTATGATAATGTTAGCTTTAGTAGTTAAGTCTACGTTTTGATTTTGCATTCTAAAAAAATATTTCTTTTGACGGTCGTTAAACTTTCTATTTAATGCTTCCCACCAAGGTGTGCGTTCTTTAGCTGGATCCAATCCACCAAACACGGTTAGGTCTTCATAAGTCATTAACAGATTCGGATCAATATCTCTCCAAGCTTTTGTATCTAATTTTCTAAAACCGTATGCTATCTCTTCTATAAACATATATAAAATTTCAATATCTTCTTTTTTAATCTTTCCTCCTGTAATTAAATCTTCCCATAACTGAATAGCTCTGTACTGGTTGATATCAAATGATTTTTTTCCTTTTTGATTTTGAAAATATATTCCATATTTTCTAGCTTCTTCTTCTAAAACTCTAACTCCCTCTCTTACTCTAGATAATAAAAACCATTTACCTGTAAATGCTTTAAAAGGTATTTCTTGAAAATTTTTAAAAGCAAGAATTTGTCCAGGTAACTTATTTGCTGGTTCAAATTCTTTTTCTTTTTTATCTGTGATTTTATTTTGTAGTAATTTACAAAAACTAAATATCTGTTTATTTAATCGGTGAGAGTATTTCAGGACCACATCCCGTCCAGGAAAGTCTTGAAAAGCCTGTACATCTGCACCATTCCAAGCATAGATTGCCTGGTCATCGTCTCCAGCTAAAAAGATCCTGTGTGCTTTTTCTCCTAGTTTGTAAACAAACTTCCATTGTAAAGGAGTTAAATCCTGCGCTTCGTCTATGATCATCACTTTAAAAGTAGGAGCTTGTCCATTATCTATAAAGTTAGATAACATATCGGTGAAGTCTACACGATGTTCTTGTTTAAACTCTTCGTACAAACGTATAATGTTTTTAAACTTGTCTATACCAATTCGTTTAACATTCTCTCTACGATACACAAGCAAAGGATCTTTCATCATATTTCTTGCTTTATCATAAATACGTAAAGCCCAGTTTTTTCTTACTCGATGTCCATCATAAGTATCATCAAATTCTAAAGAAATATTACCCATAGAGGTTTGAAACTCTCTAATATCTATGTCTTCGTCTAATACAGGTGTGGTTGAAAATTGTTGTCTACAAAAACTGTGTATGGTTCTAAAATTAGGTAAGTCATCATCTTGTAAATTAAATTTAATTTTAGCTCTTTCGATTCCTTCACTGACTGCTTTTTTGGTAAAACTAAAATAAGCTATATCTTTTGGATCCATTCCTCTTTCAATATACTTCTCTATTCTATTTAATAGGGTAGTTGTTTTACCTGTTCCAGGTGGACCAAAAAGTTTAATTGTTTTAAAACGGTATGTTGTCATCAGTCGCGGTATGTTTTTTAAAATCTACTTTACGATCTTTAATTTGAATGGTTGATGGTTTCTTCACCCTCCACATCCGCGTATTATTCTTTTTAACATTCTGTGCACCACCTGTTCTCAAGTAATGAATCATTTCGTTACGCTTTTTGTTTTGACGGTTTTTAACCATGAAATCCATAAAGGTTTCTAATTTAAAATAAATCCAATCCTCTTCAAGAAAAATATAACCAGCTTCAATTTGTGAAATATCATCTCCAGGTTCTTCGTCTTGAAAAAACTTTCTAACATAATATTCAAACTCATGTGCTTTAGAATCTTGTGTGTCTTCAATTACCTTTTGCATGTCTTTTAGTTTACGTAAAAATATTTTAAAATCTTTTGGTTTAATTGCATCCCAAACCATATCTGCTTGATCAAACAATGCTGTACCAAATAATTGTTGTTGAGTAAGTTGTTGGCCTGTAATCGTTACTTGTTTACCTTCAATCGTTAAATAGTAGATAGGTGGATCTGTATCTAATTTTTCAAACAACTCTACGCTAGGTTGATACTGTTCTGGACCTATACCAAACTTACGTTGTCTACATAATTCTTTATTACAAAACTTTTTAGCAATAGGTGTATTGCACATGTAAAAATAACTTTGTTCTTTAATACCATTGATAATTTCTTCTAGTTCTGAATCGTTTTGAATAGGTGGCTTGCAAATAGTTTCGTTTCTCTTATATACTTCTTGTCTTAGATTTTTTGGGTTTTTAAGATGAGCTAACACAGCCATATTAAACAAAGCATTATTTCTATTTCCCTCACCTACACCTTCTTTAATGAAACCTTGAACACAAGGAGGATATTGATCCCACTCTTCATCTGTATTACTGGGCTTCGCGATCTCAATCTTTTTAAATTGTTCTGGAGTAACTCTAAATTGTTTTACAAATTCTACGTAGTCTTCAAAGTCTAAAGCTTGTCCTGCATTATTTAATGCATAACGTGTAGTTGTATCAGAATTAAAATAAGGAATGTTTAAACATTTACCTGTACGCCATTCATTCTTTTGTGGATCCCATTTAATTTCATCCTCTGCTGGAAATTTATCTGCACCTTCACCACCAAAACCTAAATCAGATGCAAGTTCATTAATTTTTGCTCTCATGTCTGCAGCTAATACAGAACCTTGAATATGTAATACTAAATGTAAACCACCCGTTTTAGAACGGTATGGCATCAATGGATATTTTTTTTCTCTAATCTTTTTTATAACTGGGGTTGGATCTTTGCCATAAATGATATTATCGACATCAATACAACCCCAAGAACAAGTCTTATCCCTACGAGTAGGGATAAGACCAATGCTGATTTCTCCGCCGAGGTGTTTTGCAATTACTTCTTCGGTAACTGTTTCGTTAATCCGTCTGTATCGTCCTTCCGCCTTACCATCACGTTCTCTCTCACCATTGTGAGAAAAGACGTAATAGTTTTCCCTTTGACAATCAAACAGATCTAGAAAATCAGCAGCTTTCATTAAAACGGAGTCTCTTCCTTACCTTGCGAGCTACTAGCTGTTACACTAGCTGCTTCCGTTTTAACCTCTGCCGACTCACCAGCATCACTGACATTCTGCATTCTGGAAGCTGATTCTCTGAACGCCACAGATCTTTGAATTGCTTCCGCAGGTGCCATCCCAGCGTAGTTTACTACCCAGCCGTACCAAGTACCGAGATTGTTTTTCTCCAACGTTGTGCTGAGTGTGTAAATTTGTGCGTGATTAGGAAGTTGCTGACGCTTACCATTAATCTCCTCATACTGAGCAAGTTGCATGGTATTCCATCTTTGCGACTTCTTATACTGAGTTCTAGACATTGTGATAATCCCATTGTCCAGTACATTGTTATTCTCATCAAGTCTAGTTACAAAATGATGAGCAGTTCTCTCAATATAATTACCGTTCTCTAATCGGTCCTTACCTCTTTCATCTTTATGCGTTTTAGCAATGATGTTTTCAGATATATCGTAGGATCCAACAGGTCTGTTTGTACCAGACTCTCTATCTGCCCACTCTAAATCTTTGACATAGAAGTAAGAAGGAATAACTCTAATAGATTGAAATACTTGATTCAATGCTGAGTTTAGAATCATTCCAGGTTTAGCTGATTCAATATAATTTGCTGAACCAGGTTCTATTACATCAGATTGTTTAGCAACAATCTTGAAGTAAGGCATAGATACAGATTGAGCATCTATGTTATCAAACGAATTCTTTAGTAATGCATTTAAATCTACATTAGCTACACTTGAACTCGTTGTCTTTTTTTCTACCGCTTTTGACATTATTTGTCCTCCTTTATTACGGTTTCAGTTTTTACATACGCGCCAAACAAAGTGTCTGGAATGTCTACACCTTTTTGCGTTTGTTCTTTTACAAACGCTTTCAGTTGCATAGCATTCACAGTTTGCTTTTTATTGACTACGATGTTTTGTAGTTGAGGTTGTGACTTGATCAGTTCCTCAAGCAGTCTTGCTTTATCGTCTTGTCCCTTCGTAAATGGAACAGCGATTTCGTTACGAATTAAGTCTTCGTGACCATTCGCACGTAACCACTCAAACGCTGCATCCTCATTTGATTTAGGTATGCGCGCAAAGTAGTTGGTTTTTAGTCCAACGTAACTGCCGTCTTCAAGTGTAAAGTCCCTCATACCAAGCGAAGATAGAAGTGCTGGTATTTCTTCTGTAGATATACGTTCTTCATCAATCTTCATTTGTTTAAGTTTTGCCTCCAACTCTTCGATATCACCACGAATCGATAGTAGTTGATTGCACTTAGCACTTAAAGAAGCAACGCCGTTGTCGTTTATTTTAATCGACATATGTGCCTCCTTATAGATTGACATATAAACTTTATTAATTATATGTCAAGCCATGGGATATAAAAAATATAAATTCAAAACAAAACCGTACGAACATCAAATGAAAGCATTAGAAACTTCTTTTGATAAAGAATTCTATGCATTATTTATGGAGATGGGTACAGGAAAATCTAAAGTCCTACTAGATACAGTAGGTATATTATATGACAACCACAAGATAGAGGGGTTGTTAATTATTGCACCTAAATCTGTTTATTCTGTTTGGGCCAGGACAGAAATACCAACACACTTTCCTTTTTTACATACATCTGATGTTATCATGTGGAAAAACTCTGCAACTACAAAATTTAAATTAGAAATGAAACGTTTGATGAGTGATAATAAAAAATTTAAAATTTTTATTATGAACATAGAAGCTTTGCAACAAGGTGGTAAAGCTATGGAAGCTGCTTATAAATTTTTAAAAAAATTTAAATCGTTAATGGTAATAGATGAGTCTAGTAAAATTAAAAACCCTAATGCAAATAGAACGAAAAATATTCATATATTAGGAGAGTTAGCCCCGTACCGTAGAATACTAACAGGGACCCCAGTAACCAATAATCCTTTAGACGTTTACTCACAGCTAGAGTTTTTAAATAAAAATATTTTAGGTTTTTCATCATTTTATTCTTTCCGTAATCGTTATTGTGTTTTTCACGAAAGTGTTCAAAACGGTAGGATTGTTAAGTTTCCTAAGTTTTACACCAATCTAGCTGAGCTTGAACAAAAAGTGAAAAAGTTTTCTTATAGAGTAACCAAGGATGAATGTCTAGACCTACCAGAAAAGGTTTATTTAAAAAGACATTGTGAGCTTACGAAAGAACAGAAAAAAGTTTACGATGAATTAAAGATACAAGCTATGGCTATCATTGAAGATGAAAGCGTAAGCTTTACCAATAAACTGACTGAAATACTTAGACTACATCAGCTGTGTAATGGCTTTGTTATGTCTGATGATGGAAACATTATTGAATATAAAAATAATGAGAAACTACAAAACTTAAAAGACATTATTGAAGAGTGCCAGGGTAAAGTTATTATCTGGGCTACTTACACTTATAACATTAAAATGATCGAACAGTTTTTAAAAGCAGAGTACGGATCCGAATCTGTTGTAACTTTTTATGGCCAGGACTCTAATGAAAAAAGAATTGAAGCTCGTGAGTCTTTTCAAAATAGTAAGAAGGTAAGATTTTTTGTAGGTAACACACAAACAGGTGGAATGGGTTTAACCTTAACTAACTGCAACACCATGGTTTATTATAATAATAATTATTCGTATGAACTTCGTGAACAATCAGAAGCAAGGATACATAGAATCAGTCAACAAAATAAATGTACTTACATAGACATCGTTGTCAAAGATACGATTGATGAAAAGGTAATAGATATTTTAAAAAATAAACTTAAGCTTTCGGCGAAGATTTTAGGCGAGCAAGCTCGGGAATGGATTTAATTAAACAAGAAGCGCAGTAATAAAAATTCTCGTGAACGCTATCTGCTTTGGACTCGCATATCATACAGATTGGACGCACTATCAACACTCTCTTTGTTTTTATAATAGAGCTCGACTCTGTCCAACCAGATTTTTTTGTATTTTTCATAGTTGAATTTATTTAGTTCAAATTCTTTAAATTGTAATTCAGGTGTTACCATAAATATTTTACCCTGTTCTACTTCGCCATACATTTCTGTGTGCGCCATGGAATAAGCTACAAGCTGACAATAATAGTTTGTAATGTATTCTTCCTTTTTCATTTTATTGGCTTGTTTAAAATCACCAATGGTTAATTGATTTTCATACAAACATACTAAATCAGTAGATCCAGCCCATTGATTTTTATAATTTAAGGAAATTTCACATCCATAGACAAAATGTAGTCCAATCATGTTATCTAAAACCGTAGCACCCATTTTATGGGCCAAAGATGCCTGAGGATTAGCAGAGCTTGTTTGATGACCCATCAGTCGTTTCTCTATAAAGTCATGCATTAGCGTGCCTCTATCGGACGATTCTTTTCTAATTCTTTCTGCTTCTTCTTCACCGACTCTTTTAATCCACTTTTGAAGTCCAGTTTTATCATCTGTCTGATCTAATATCGTTGTAACAGAAGGAACAGGTGTACCGTCACAATCATAGTGACGTTTACCATTAATAGATGAACGTGAGTAACTAACGTAAGGGTATTTTTCTAATTGCAGTCCCCAAGAAAATTTTCTAACAGATCCCATTCATACTTTTTAACTTAAAATAATTTTAAGTAAAGTAGAAATTATACCTAATAAAAGAACAATAATAGTACCAGCAGAACCAATCATCCACTTCTTTAAACCACTTATTTCTTCAGCTAATTTGTCTATTTGTTTTTGTGTTTGTTTTTGCATGATTCGACATAGTTTCTCATGGTCATCAATTCTTTGATGAGCTATTTCTGTACTATTTCTATGACGTGGCATTTTTCTGAGCTGCTATTGCAGACATTAAGTTATCGTTTGGAAACAATGCATCATAAACCATTTGTGTAGATTGAGGTATATTTGCAGTTATCTGGGCTGCGCCTTGTTTCGTCCCTTCAGGGATATCTATCTCAGGTTGTTCTTCTATAAACTGTTGTGTAGTTTGAGGTAATTGTTGTCCTGCAGGCAGCTTTGTAGACTGATCCATAAGAGCAGCTTTAACGTCCGCTACTTTAACACCGTTCGTATAATCTTGAATATCCTCTAATTCTTTTTGAGATAATTGTTTTAATCTTTTTAGATCTGGATTAAATCTTTCTTTAATCTCTTCGTTCATAGTATCAAAAAGACCACGTTTTGTAGGTCCTCTAGTGATAACAGGATTCTTTTGTAAGTATTCAATAATTTGTTGATCTTTAATATCGTTAGGATCTATAATTGGAGCATCTGGATCATCAGCAGTTATGTAATTAAACACATCTGCTAGGATAGCTCTTTTTGGAGGTGCCATAGAACGTAATTCATTTACGTCTAATCTTTGTCCATCAGAATATAAGTCAATCCATTTTTGTAAAAGTTTAGGATTGTTTGCTAATTGAGATAAACCTCTTATTCCTAATGAAACCGCTACAGCTCCTACTATACCTCCTGTAAAACCACCTGCTAAGAAACCACCACCAAAACCACCTACTGCAATACCAATGGTCATTGATCTTGTTGCAAATGTAGATAAATCTCCCATAGCTGTAGTTGCATCTCTTTCTAAATATTGAATAGCAGTATCAATGTTATTTACATGTTTTTCTGCAGCTTCTTTTCCTAAACCTTGAGAAATTTCAAAACCCTTAGCAAGTTGTGCTCTACCTTCATTGGTTGTAATACCAAGCTCTCTTGCAAATTTGTTATAATTAAATCCTTGAAAACCTCTTAATCGAATACCAATTTCTTCTAATTCTTTTTGTGCAATTCTTCTTTCAGCTTTAGGTATTTCTCTTATTATGTTTCCTGCTGCATCTCTTTCAAATATTTGCGTTGCTTTTTCCGTAATCTTAGAAATATCTTCAGTTAATGGTTTAGCTTTTATCCCGTATTGCATTTTCTCTTTAGTAAGGTATACTTTGTCAGATAAATCAATCTTACCTTCATCAATTACCTTTTTTAATAAATCAGGTGTAAACGCTTTTCTTGTATATTCTAAATCTTCGTATAATGATTTTGATACAGGGCCACTTAGCATATCAATTTTCATTAAGTCCTCCATACTTTTATCCAAATCTTTACCATAAACTTTTTTTACTTCGTCTATTGCTTCGTCTAATGATTTACCAACTGTTTCAAAAGGTTTAATAGCTTCTTGTTTAACAGCTCCTCCTGGAGAAAACCTTGTGATTGCAGATTGATTAAATGCATCAAAGAATTTTCTTTTCAATAATAGTCCCATTGTAAATCTTGCATTGTCTTGTACTTCTTGACTAAACCCTTTTTGACCACCTAGTAATTTATATAGTTCTTCAACTGACTGAGCATTACCTCTTCGTGGATTGAACGCTGCTCTAAATAACAAATCAGTAGATTCTACATCTGATAATCTTTCTCTTCCTCCTACGTTTAACACTTGATTTGGTGTTAACGCATATGCATCTACTCCTCTGTATAATCTAGGCATATTAGCGTTGTTATAAAAGTTAACAGATCTACCAAACATAAAGTTTGCATCAATTTGATTTTGATTAGCAACTTT